GGTAAGAGGTTGTATAAAAAAGGTGGCAAGAGAACTACTACACCTGAACACAATATGCTAGTTACTGATCTTGATGTTCAAGAGGGTTACAAGTATAGAAATGTACCTATGAATCAAAGATTAAGGTATTTACTGATAGGCAAAAAATGCTTAAAATTCAGTTATTTAGCAGACTCAGACTCATTTAAAGTTGAGTTTCCAAAAGCTACTAGGAACTTAATTAAGAATCTATATGCTAAAAACTTTGAAGACTTTGAACAGGAGAAAAAAGATGGACTTTAAAATACTACTCAAAGAAATGTATGATAAGGTAAGGTCAACACCAGAGGGTGAACAAGCCTATCAGAAACAAAAGAAAATTGAAGAAGAAGATAAAAAAAAATTCTTCGAACAGTTAGTTAAAGATAGGAGGAATAATGGATAGGTGGTGTCAGAATAAAAGCTGCCCAAATAAAAAAAATCAAGGACAGATTCGTGGTAAGAAAGGTTTTAAGTATTACCAATCTAATAGAGCCAGTAGTTATTACTTTCATATGTTCTGTAGTCAAAGATGTATGGATAAATGGTTTCATGAGCATTGGCAGACTTGTTTAAATACTGTTGGAGAAATAGATAAACAAGTATTACCTTTAGATGACGCTTGGTTTGTAGAATATACTTGGGGTTACAATGATGAGCATGTATATAAATTAATAAATAAATTAAAAGGTGTTAAACAAACTATCACAAGAGAGCAAGCACAAACACCAGAACAAATAGCTTCGAATAGTAATTGGCGACATATAGACGATACACAAGCTAGAGAACTAGCCATAAAACTTGGCTTGGCTAGTTGACATATCAGTAACATTAGTATATATTATAAACATCACTCAGACATCTGGGTGATGTCTTTTTTTTTAACCAACAATAAGGAGTACTCATGAAAGAAAAAGAGATAAGACTCAATGCTGATAAGCGTAAGTCATTAATTATTGACTTTCGTAGGCATTGTGAAGATCAAGACTCTCACGAAAAAGAAGCGTTCTTGCAAGCGAGAGAGTATTGCAACGAGGTAATACCTCAAGCCTTTGCAACTATGAAAGAAGTAGTTGAGAGAAGATTTGAGTTAGATGATGTTGCACAACTTCAATCACTTCAAAAGAAATACAATACTGTTAATGCCGTAGGCACAGACAGTTGTTTCTTTATGAAAGTGTTAGGAGAAAAGCAAATAGACAAGTATGGTGATGAGGAGGACAAACAAAAGCACTTCTCATTTCATCTTGATGGTGCTTACAATGGTTCATACCGAAGTTATGGTAGCAGTAATCATGGTAAGAACTTTGCCTACGCTATGTATCGTGAAGATATGAAAAAGGTAGGACTCAATCCAGACTGTAATATAGAGGCAGACATCAATATAGAAAAGACTGGTGCTGATAGATATGACAGACGAACCAATCCTTGGTTAGCACAATGTCGTAATGACAATCGTCATTGGCTACAAGGTGGTCAAGGTGGCACTAATCTTTTTGATGAGTGGTCAGATAAGTATAGACTACACATCATTGGTACTGGTGGTTGCAGATCAAGAGCAATCCCATGTACTGACTTGGAGTTTGCAAAGTTTGAGATAATGCACCAAGCCAAGCAAGATGTAGTTCTTAAACACACCAAGTGGATTCAAACTGTTGTGGCTAAGTCTAATAGATTTAAAGAGATTATTAAGTCTATGACTAAGTTCTCACAGGTTGAAAAGTTTGCCAAGCATGAGAAGATCAACTGGCAGATAGATCCTGCAATACTTGCAGATAAGATAGGTATGGACTTAGTTATATCTATTGATGATGCAGCAGATTCTATCATGAACATTGGTAAACCTAAAGATACAAAAGAGGAGAAGATTGCTGCTAGACTAGCTTACGAGGAGTGGCAAAAGTCTCAGGCTCTTGCATCTTAACAACAGAAAGGAGTGGGTTAGGCGAGAGATCGCCTAGCCTTTTTTATTAATGACAATAGGATATGGATTAGGTATGTTAGCAATAGGAATAATAGGAATATTAGTAGGTGCAGTAGTCGCCTTTTATATAATTAATAAAGTAATGGAGGACAAAGATAGATGATAGTATATACTAACCCCCCTGCAACGACAGGGAACTATACCATAAAATGACAGAAAAATACATACGACAAGTTGACACATCTGTTAAATTATGTTATAAATGTGATCACAAAGCAGTAATAAAGGATAAAAATGTTTTACGAAAAAAAAGATAAGACACCAGAAGAAAACCTAGCTATCGCAAAGATACAAGTTATGTTTGAAGATGCTTTTGGTATATCTAGTTCAGAGGCAAGACCTGCTACGATAGACAGGGCTAAGCGTTGGTTTGAAACTAGAGATTGTGCCTTATGGTGTGAGATGGCAGGCACTACACAAGACCATATTGTAAAGCTATATCAAAATATGCAATACAATTATAATACTAATAAAATAACAATAGACCAAGTAAGATTTGGAATAAGGAGGTTAAATCTAAAGATATGAAAGTAAAAGAAATAGAGGGTAAGATAGGCACACTATCAAATCCTAGCAAGATGCCTGCATTTGGCTGGGGTATATCTGCTAAACATTGCAAGACAGGTGCAAAGCTAGCCAAAGTTAAAGGCACTATCTGCCATTCTTGCTACGCATTAAAAGGTAGATATGTATTTAAAAATGTATTTAATGCACACGAAGTAAGAAGAAAAGCAATAGAACTAAATGAGTGGGTAGACTATATGGCAGAACTACTTACTCAAAAATATAAAAACATAGATAAATCAAAGAGATATCACAGGTGGTTTGACGCTGGTGATATACAATCTTTTGGTCACCTAATGAAGATATTTGAGGTGTGTGAGCATACACCACATATAAAGCATTGGTTAGCTACAAGAGAGTATCAGATCATAAAAGATATTGATGTAAAAGATGTACCAAAGAATTTATGTTTGCGTGTATCAGCAATCAAGATAGATAGCCAACCACCTAGTTTCTGGAAGTGGACATCTGGTGTACACAAAGATAAAAAGGCAATAGGTAGGGAATGTCCTGCATATAAACAAGGTGGAGAGTGTAAGGATTGCCGTGCCTGTTGGAGTCGTAAAGTTAAACAAGTAAGTTACAAGGAACACTAATGATAACATATAAATTTATAGCAAATGATAAAACACAAGATATAAAAGCAATGAGTTTAAAAAAAGCAATGAAGTCTTTTCAAGATGACAAGGCAAAAGAAGTTACTGTAGAATGGGTAAGTAAAAAAGGTAATGTAAGTTTTTATTCTTATAAGTTACCATATAAAACTAGAAAAGAAAGAAAAGGCAAGCTGTGACATTTGAGTTTAAACACCCAAACTATTACAAGAAAATAAAAAAAGAAAGTCGCTTGACAAATCAATCAAATGATGATAAGGAGAATCATGATGAAAAAATACAAAGTAAGAATATACGGACTAGGAATAGACGCAACAGCAGTAATACCATTCGACAACGAACCAACACAAGAGATACTGGAAAATAATGTAGCTTACTATCTTAATAATAATTTAATGAAGATAGAACCAGATAGTTTTTTTTCTAATAAAAAATATACAATCACATATGAGGAAGTAGATATTTGAATTATAAGCAACAACTAGCAGTTGTGGCAGGTTTATCTGTGCCACCAGATACGACAACTAGAATGGATTGTCCATTCTGTAATGGTAGAAATACATTATCAGTTGATACTACAGAAAATAGTTTAAGGTGGTATTGCTTTCATGCGTCATGTAGTGCAAAAGGAACAAAGCAAGGAGAAAAAAATATGCAATATGTAGAACGAGTTTTTCATGGTAATAAAGATTTACACATAGAGGATAGTGAGTTTAAAATACCAGACAGCTTTCAATCAATATACTCAAATGAAAAAGCTATGCGTTGGCTATCCAATAATAATTGTTGGGAGTCATGGTCATGGGGTCGTGCAGATTTTAAGTATGATGTTAAACAAGATAGAGTTGTATTCTTAGTTAAGAACAGAGTATCACATAAGATAGTTGGTGCAGTAGGTAGGGCATTAAATAAAAATGAGTTTCCTAAATGGTATATGTATGGTAATAAAGATATACCTTTTAAGTGTGGTGAGTGTAATGATGCAGTTATTGTAGAGGATTGCCCATCAGCTTGTGCAGTATCTAATATACTAACTGGTATTGCAATCATGGGTACAAAATTAAAAGAGGTACAAAAGAGTCACCTCAAACCGTACAAAGATCTCTATATATGTTTAGATAGAGATGCTACAACTAAAGCATACGACATGGCAAAAGATTTAAGATCCTCTGGATTTGATAATGTAATTGTAAAACCACTTGAAGACGATCTTAAATATTATAATACAGAACAGATAAGGGGCATATTTTATGGCAGTAAATCTTGATAGAGGACTAAATGATCTTGAAGATTCAATAGATAGATTAATAAAACAAAAAGAATATTTACAAAGACAATTAAGAAAAACAAAAAATAATAGGGCAGAAGAGATAATGGCTTTATATGCAGAAGTTAAAAGATTAAAAAATGAAAATGAAGATTTAAGAATGTATGA